GACTATGGGGGAAATACTTCTCATCAGCAAGATATACATTCACACCAATGTTCTTGAATGCAATCATAATTACATCAAACTCATCTCTTACTGCCTCCCAATTAGCATTAGGATATGCAAGTTCAAGATCAATAGATGAATTGATTCTATCTACACCATCTGTACACTCTTTCAGGAGCATACAACCCATTGCATCCATAGAGTAATAACCCTTGGTGATCTTACTCTCATTTGCTGATACTGACATTCCATGTGCCATGCCAAACATTAGTCCAGCAAGGATTGCATTACGAAGTCTCATAGTTCGTGTTCGCGATTGTACTGTTGAATTTGAAGCAATAGTGCTTCTGCTGATGCATGATCACCTTCGTTGGATGCAGTCATGTATCTGATAATGAGTGACTTTAGTTGTTCACTCAGTTCTTTCGATGAAGAGTTGTTGGAGTTCATGCTCGTTCACAAAGAAAGTTGGTTCGTCTTCAAGTTGATCAGGGTCCATCCACTCATAGAACTCATCAGCAAGCGCCATTGCACTATCGATGTCATCATTCTGCATGTGAACACGGAACATGTCAACAACATGATCATAGATGTCATCACGCTGTTCAGACAGACGCTCAACAGTAGCAGTGTCGTCAGTGTAGTTGAAGTTGTTCATAGTTTGTTGGCGAACAGGATGTTTGCGAGGTGATCGTACTGTACAAATTCTACATCATTGGGGAGCAGAGATACTGCTGCTGCCGCGAAGTCGTTAGGAAACTTCTTGAACATGCGCCAGAACTTCTCAATACCCTCATCATCAAGATCTTCATGCGGAAGTACACGAATCTCCCATTGTCCACGAGTGTATCTGTTAGGATACGGATTGATGTACTCGCGGATATGCTCTTGTAGCATGTTCATTTGACAAATACCTCGTTGAATTGTTCGTCGTGGAGTTGCTTTGCTTGCATAACCTTGTCGCACATGTGTGCAACAAACTCTACATCTTCCTCACAAGGATCGAAGTCGTAGGAATTATCCCAGTCAATACTACCATCCATGCGGACAGGAGCACCAAAGGGAATGTTATCGTCATCGATGGCATATGCATTACCACCAGCAACAAGATAGAAGAGTGGGATGTACATGAGAGGAAGAGGTGAAGTGAATTAAGTATACTATGTATGGGGAGCGTTGTCAACGCTGGTAGAGATATCCGCCTGCCCAGTCACAGTTTTCTAACACATGCTCACGGTCCTTGATCACACGCAAGTCGAAGCGAACACCTTTGGCAGGTGCTTTGAATGATGCTGCCTTGTACAGTTCACCAGTCTTTTTGTCAACAAATGCATGGACACTGCTAGAACCATCACTGGTCTCCATGATGATCTTGTGATACTTACGACCAGTGTTGATGGTAAACTTGTAGAGATCTTTGCCCTCCTTGTATTCAGCAATGCGGTTCTCCCAGTATTCTGCATTGTCACCACTAGCAGCAAAGAACTTAGCACGCTTGATAGACTCTTGGAGGAAGTCTTGCTCCAGTGCTTCACAAAGCATTTCAGTATACTTGAGAGCGTTGGCAGCAATCTGCTCACGAGCGTCAGCAGTAGCAGCGAATTCAGTGAAGGTAGTCATGTGGTGTGTTGTGTTGATGAACTTAGTATAGCAAGGATCAGGCGCTACGCACCTCACCGCGTACCACTACATCAGCTGGCACACGGGAGATGGTGTAGCGACGGATTTGTCCCTCAAACTGTCTCCATGCCTCAACAGTCTCGTTCACGATGCGGTTGTGCTGGCGATCCATGCCCTTAGCAGTCGTACACTTGCCACACTTGCGGAAGTACACGATGGGGTGCTGGGGAGCGTCCACGGTGTCGATCTCGATCTTGTAGTAGGAGTGCTTGACGATGGTGGTGGTCATGGGTGGTGTCCCTTGCTGATGAACATAGTATAGGCTGGATCAGGGACATCCATGGATGTGTTGGACCAGTTCGTCAACTGTCATCTCAAGGCGAGCAGCCTCGATCTCCAGTGCCATGCTGCCTGCTGTGTCATCATCTTCATTCAGATCATCCATGTCAGTGAGACAGGTCAACTTACCGAAGAGAAAGTCAATGAAATCAGTGTCGTCTTTAGAAAACATTAGTCCAGCGGGTGTGTTGTTGTTTGGTAATTTGTCCTGCATGTAACATGTTATCACACACATTACAGAACACTTGAAACTTTTCAGTTTTAGTGAGAGCACTGCCTGTGCAGCACTCCTTGATTGTGTTGATAATCTGTGCCTTGGAAGTAATCATCATCAGCAATAGACGGGAGAGTAATCGTGACCTTCATAAGCATTGAGGTTGAAGTCACTTACTGTAGCACCGTTAGCAATGTATTGGTTAATATCATACATTGCATCAGACTTGACACGAGTGGTGAAAGAGATCATACGCTGATCATTCTCTGCCTCAGGGTGCCAGATGACACGCTTGATAAAACGCTTGCCAGTGCCAACAGGATAGAAGTCGATCTGTGTGGCGGAGGTGTGGAGACGCATGTGCTTCCCTTGACGACTTCTATAGAATACATCATCCAGGGTCCTGTGGGGCAGTTGGTAGACAGTTCTGCAACTGGTTGTACAGGTTGCTGGCGTTGACCTTGTGATGGTATGAATACTGTTCAGTGGCACCCATAGGGCATCCCATCATCATATCCAACAGGAATCGGATCTGAGAGGGCGTCAAGGGCACTTCAGTAGTTTGATCAGTCATTATGGGTTCAGGGTGCTTACAGACGATTCTAGCAAGGTCTCAGGCATCTGTAAAGATCGGAATGATATCCGTCTTAGCATGTTGCGTTTTGTTTATGTGCTGTTCCCACAGAGCGGCATCTTCCAAATTGTAAAAGATCGCTTCTTGGCGGGATGTGCCCTTTTTCTTGCTCTTCATCCACACAACTGCGTACTTCATGATAAAATTGAGGGTAAACAACGATGTTAACATAGTGACGACCCCACCGTGAGTTTGCACTCTTAGGCAGTGGGATGTCTTTGAAACAAATAGTGATGTAATACTCACTAATGAACGAGATATAACCTGTAACATGACCATATGATACAGGTTGCAACAACTCGAACTCCATCACTCTTTAGCGAACTCAAATGGTTCTCTATCGTAATTTTCTGGTGGTGGCATCTTTAGTGCTGTACGAATTTCACTGAGATCACTGATTTGTTTCCTCAGATCATCCACCTGTGCTTGCAACAACTGAAAATTGTATTCATTGTTAGTTTGAATCTGCAACAAATTCTCAATAGTTTGCTTTAGATCTTCTTCAGTCATGGTAATCAATAACGCTTTGGTAATTTATCATACTGCCATTTCTTGACAAGTTCAGGATTATCAAGGAATGGATCGATCTCTCGATTGCCCATCATGAGATCATATAGACCACGAGCACGACAGTATGCCTTCTCATGGTATTGTATCACATCATTGATGCAAGATAGCATCTCTTCATACGCTTGTCTGCTTGATACTTTGTCATCCGAGAGGTAATCGTCGATAGCATCTTGCATACGACATTGGCGTTGCTTTTCATAAGTGTTGTCAGGTTGAATGATTGGTGATGTCACGAATTAAACTCCTCGTTACGGCGTCGGTCTAGGTACTCAATAATTTCACCACGCCACTCTAGTAACTCATGATAACACTGTTGATCATGTGCATCTTGACGAAGTTCATGATCTGGTTTCAACACACTCTCATAAAAAATGAAGAATGCGTCTTTACGCTTCTCGTGCTTGGTTGTGTTCCAATCCATGTGTTCTTAAGGCGTTTGGGCAATACTATGTAAATGATAATACACTAGAATTAAGTCTTTCTGTGCTGATCTTAATATAATCTTTATCAATCTCGTATCCCATCCACTTACGCTGGAGTGACTGTGCCACCATGGCGGTGGTGCCAGATCCCATAAAAGGATCTAGAACGAGATCCCCTGCCTGTGTAGTGAGTTGGATGCAGTTGCGTACCAACTGCTCAGGGAAGGGCGCAGGATGCTGCTTCTGGCGATCAGGAGGGATCACCCACACCTCACTGCGATACTGTTGATCAACAGCATCACGGAACACCTTGGGTTTCTTCTTACAGAACCAATAGATGTGTTCGGTGCATGGTACAAGAACATCATTGCGGATGTTAGGTGAGTTGCGTCTGTCCCAGATGATCAATTGATACAACTGTGCGTCACTGTGTGCAATGAAATCAGTAGGCAAATAGCATCTATTCTTGTGTCTGCGTGGTTTGTGATTGAAGAAGATGCTACCATCATCTTTGATCACCCTGTGACACTCATTCAAGAATGCTACCATCCATGCCTGATACTCTTCCTCTGGCATATCATCACCGTAGGTAGAATAATCAATGTTAAACTTACCCCAGATCTGATTGCCACGCTTGACATTGCCAAGCAAACCTTTCTTGTTATATGGTGGAGATGTGATGATGCAGTCTACAGAGTTAGGTTCTAACTCCTTCATGCCTTCAATACAGTCTTTCTCAATAATCATACGAACAGGTTGAGGTGGATGTGCCAGAGAACATTGTAACGATTGCTAGGGTTACGCTTACCCTCACGCTGGAAGTGGAAAAGACTCTTGCCATTTAGTTTGAGGTGGATACCACCACGCAAGAACTTCCACTCCGCTTGCTCAATCTTATCAATGATCTGTTGATATGTCAACTCATACTCTTGAGTTGGCATGTGGTTGTACACTACATGAGTAATATCAAACCCATTCTTGATAATAAGATCAACAACAGCACGCTTATTGTTATCAAGGAACTCTTTGAATGCCTCAGTATATTGTGTGTCGATCTGTTTGATAGTACGGCGATCCTTGCCGTTGTAGTTATAGTCTTTGTTACCACAGAAATGCTTGACAAACTCAGCAGCATCACCTGTAATGTTGAGAGTCTCCATGAAATGCTTCTGTGTAGTTAGATGCACCTGGGTGCTTCTACCACTAGCATTCTTGATACTGACACGCTTATCAGCATTCTGTCC